ATGGCCACCCCGATCGGCGGATCGATTACGTCATCCACCTTGCAGAATCCCCACGCTTTGAGCATTTTCACCTTCATAGTCACCTCTGCAATTTTCCGGTTTGCCCTTGGTATTCCAATCGCCCACGTGTTGTTGCACAATTTGCCACTCGTTCGATGGCCACGTGACCATCAGTTGCAAGTGCCCGATCTTTACCTGATTGGCCTGGTAGGCGATGCACCCTGACTGCTTGAACTGCTTCCAGAAGAAGATGTCGGCGTCCATATGCCCGTCGTTCCAGTGCCCGTTCGGATCCGGCTGCGAGTGGAACCACGGCAGCGCCATCTTCTTGAGCGCTGCCACCTTGATGAGCGTGCAACCAAAATGGCCCGTGTCAATCGGCATCACGTCGACGTCCAGATCTTCGAGCGTCATGGATCGGACCAGCTCGCCTTTGTCGTTCGTCGAGGAGAACATAAATGAACCCGCTTCGCCCCGCTTCACCTGCACGGGCACGAATGCGTCACCTTCCGGATATTGAGCCGCGAGAACCATCAGTTCTTTGATGTCCTTTGCGGAGACAATCGTGTCGTAATCGAGCGTAAGCACCCACTTCGCGCCGCTCTGCTCCGCGTGGTACAAGGCTCGCTGGATGCACTGATCCCAAAACGCGCCCGTGAATCGGTACAACGGCAGTTGAAACTCCGACGAGCGCAACGCGTCGAAGATCGATCCCCAGGCATCGTTCCACCCTAGGCGCGGTATGCTCATTACGGCAACGACTTTGCCAAGATTTACTTCAAGCTGCTTGTGCAGGCCGCCTTCCGCCTTCGTACCTTCGAGATTAAGTGAGACAGGTAAAGAACTACAATCTGAACCATCGCTCTCCCATTTGACGATCTCCGTGAGCCCGGCATAGGCCATTACGTCTCGGAGCTTGCGCTCCGTCCAGATCGATTTGTGGTAGTCGTTTTCATCCTGATGGCCGCCCATCAGGTAGGCCTCTGCTAGTCGGTTGGTTTGGTTGTCAATGATCCAGTAAAAGTCCGGCACTGCGATCCGGATTTTCCCGCCAATCTTGAGCTTGCTCGCCCAATGCGCCAGCACGTGCGGCGCTTCCTTGTGCGAGAAGTGTTCCAGGATATGACTCGCGTAGATCTCATCCACCGAGCCATCTTCGTAGTCTAGCGGGTACACCTCAGAGCCGAGCTTCCTGTCGAGATTGATGTATCCCGCTCGCTTCTGTAGGCCGCCGCCTAAGTTCAACTTGATCATAAGCCTCTCGTTGCGGGCGACACCGGGCGAGGATGGGCCCCGCCCGGCACCGGTTGATTGCTAGGCCTTTGCTAGGCCTTTACTAGACTTCCTTGTAGACGTTGGCCCCGATCTCAGAGTTTGTGCTCGGATCCTCGCCCTGCTTGGAAACGCGCCCGATGGCGCCGATCAGAATGTTCGAGTTCGTTGAACCCGATGGGACCGTGACAGCGACGCGCGCATACCGCTTCCGCGCGCCGTTGGCCCGGTTGATGAAAAACCGCACGTGCTGATTCTCACCAACATCGGCGGCACCCGTCGAGAAGCTCGTCGAGATCTCGGCGAAGTTTGTCACCACGGTGTCGTCGCTCTCGAAAATCTTGATGGAAGATGGCGCTGTGCCAGCACCCGCCAATGCCCCAAGACTGACGAGGATCTCCGCCTCGCCTTTGACGTCGAGAAGGTCGAAGTTAGCTGTGGTAGTCGATCCGTGCGTCACCAACTGCGGCGCAATCAGAATGACCGTTTTCTCTGCCTTGAGTTGCTTCATACTGGATCACCTCCTTAGCTGGCCGCCGTGATGAGGCCAACGATCGGGCCGGCAGCCGATGTGTTGCCGACGTCGTGGACGTTGATGTCGAAGCGATCCGTGCCACGGATGGCCAACTGATCCTCCGCGAACTTGAACTCCGTCGAAAGCGCCAGCGTCAGCGCTCGCCGATCGCCCATTGCCGTCCCGAGCCGGTAGTTGCCGAGCAAGGCACAGACTTGGCTATTCGCCTCAGTCGTCGGCATCACCTGCGAGAAGACAACCGGGTAGCCGAGGAAGCGCGGAACGCCGCCATTGGCGATGTCCACGACCGTGTTGCCACCGGCAGCCGTTTGAAGTTTGTGCGCGACGGAATCAAAAAAGGTCGTACTCATAATCCACGCGGCACCCGCGCGAGCGTAGAGCGGCAGACGTCCCAGAACGCCGTGGAAGTCGCCCAAGACGATCCCGCTGTAGACGTTGTCAGAAGCCACTTGCAGGCCCTTGATGTTGGCAATCGTGCCGTCGACTGCCTTGAGCTTCGGACGGATCCCGTTAATGCCGCCGTAGGTGCTCGTGCCATCGCCGTTGAAGTAGCACTCGTCCTCCTTCAGGGAGAACGCATAGGCAATCTCACCGGCCAGATCGTCACCGATCGAAATGATCGCGTCCTCGCTGAGCTCTGAGGACCAGAGCGTCAGGCAGGCGAGCTTCTTGGCGACCAGATTGACTTGGTCGAACGTCTTGTCGCTTGTCGTGATGGTCGTCCCCTCGCCGACGAAGTAGGCAGTGAGCCCACCAGTGCGACGCGGGATCGTGAGCGTGTCGGATGACATCGGGACGATCCGGGCAACGCGACGGGCAACGCCGAACTCCTCGCGCAGATCGATGATGTCGTTGCTGAATTGCGGCGGGACCAAGTATCCGCCCAAGAAGTTGTTGCCCTCTGACATCGCCTTCGACTGAATGCCGTTCTCGTGGCACCACTTCTGAGAAGCGACATCGCCGACAACAAAGCCCTTGAACCACTTGCCGAACGCATAGGCGCGGTAGTCGGCGGACTTGCCGTCGACAATGCCCTTGAAGTTGTGCAGCTTCCGAACGCGCGCAAACTCAAAAGACAACGGCGTCTTGGTGGCAACCTCGACGGCCTGGCCCCCGTGCTGCTTCACAACGGGTTGCGGCGTAAAGCCCATCGTAGCGCTCTTGATCGACTCAAGCGCGGTAAGATTGGCCACCTCCTCGTCGAGATTCTTGAGCGCCTCATTGCGCGTTTTGACATCGGCAAGAACCTCCTGCGGGATGTCGCCGGGATCCGGGTAGGCGTCGAACACGCCCTTCTGCTGTTTCTTGAGCTCGTCGATCTGACTGAGCTTCTCTTGCAATCGAGTCATCTGATTATCCTCCAGTTGCTTACAGGTTAGCTTCCATCCGAAGGAACTCGGCATATGCGCGACGTGCTTCTGCTACTTGCGCGGCCTTGGCTTCGTCTTCCGCCTTCATCCGCTCGCGCTCTTCCGGCGTGTAGGGCTTCGGATAGGGCTTGTCCTCCCCGTAGCCATCGCCTTCCATCGGCGCGCTCTCGGGCAGATAGCCAAGCTCCTCCGCGAGCTTCCGCATCCTCCCGCACGCCTTCTCGAGATCTTCTGCCAGGCCCATACACAGTCGCCCGTGATCCGGGTTGGGCATTCGATCCTGCTTGCGCCGCAGTTCCGTTATTTCGCTGATGCGTTGGTGTAGCCCGTCGACGGCGTTCTGCACCGCCTCCGAGTGTTGCGCGAACGTGAGCCCTGTAAGCAGATGCTTGGCGTCCGTGATGATTGCGTTCTGATTCGCCGGCACTGTTACCGGCGAGTACTCGAACAACTTGAGCTTCTTAAGAAGCGCGACTTGACGACGGCCGCTCGTGTCAAACTCGGACATCAGGCGGGCGCGCTTCTCCATTGGCATTGCCAGGCGATCCGCGGCGGCCATCAGGCCATTGCGATCCACCATCTCATAATCTTGTACCTGGTAGCCGATTGAGAGCTTCTTGATCACGCCGTCTCTGATCAGCGTCATTACCTCCTCACCCTTCGGCGTGCGGCTGATCCGGCCCTTGGTAAAAAGCCCGTAGCCGTCCTCCTTGGCGTCGAGTGGAACGCCGATCGGCTGCATCCAATCGTGCTGCCAGACGATCACGCCTTCTTTGAGAAAACGGCCAAGATCGTCCGTGAACGCGCCGGGCATAATCACGTCGCCCGTCGAGTCGAGATTGAGGATGCCCGCAGCGTAGCCGGAGAACGTGCCGGCATACTGCCCGCCGTCCATCTCGGTCGCCTTCACCTCGAACTCTACTTGCTTCTGCTCTACCTGCCCGATTCGTTCCATTCTTTCACCCCTCCTGAACTTGTAAGCAGTTCTTACAGGTTGCCGTCAACCCTCGTCGATCCTATCCAATGCGTCGCGCTTTTTTTTGGCCCACGCATAGCCCGCATCGCCACCCCAGAGCGCCCAAGCAATCCGGCCGTTCGACGGGTAGCCGTCCTCACCCGGCCGGAAGCCTTCGGCGCGCTTGTCGACCTCGTGACGCGAGAAGAACGAGAACATCCGGCGCACGGTGCGCGGCGACAATTCCCGCCGATTGACGATGTCGCGAGCCCGTGCGATGCCCACGACCGTCCCGCCCCGGCCAAACTCGTCGCGCCAATCAAGGCCCCGCTGCGCCTCCGCCACCATCCCGTCAGTGGGCTTCAGATTGATGTCCTGCCCGCGGTAACGCGCCTTCGTCTCTGATTCGTTACTGGCAGATGCCGTGACGTTTGTCGTTGCCACGGGCAGGATCACGCAGCGGCACCGGGCCCCGCCATCGCAATTAGGATTGGGCACATCCGGCAGGCTCTCGCGCGGGCCACGCATCCCATCGGCTGCCCGGCATACTGAGCAGGTGCGGACGTCAAGGATCGCCGAGTAGACATACGTGCGGATATCGGGCCCCTTGGCCGCCATCTCGGCGTCACGGCCTTGCGCCAACATCACGTTGGTCATCTCACCGGCCGCGCCCATCACGTAGGCCGTCGAAGCCGCCAGCATCGCTTCCCGCACGGATTGCTCGAGATCGCCGGCATCCTCGCCCGTCACCTGACTTTGCACCTGGGACCGCACGGCCACGCCCACGGCGCGTGCCTGTACGTCGTTGGCGATGCGCACGAGGAGCAGGGCCGCGAGCGTCGCCACCTGATCAGCGTTTGCCGTAGCCGCCACCTCGCCGTCGATTCCTTGTTGCCTGAGCTCTCGATTGACAAGGGATGCGCCGCGCATAAACAGCAGCAGTAGCGCGGCCTCTACCCTGGCGCGCTGCTCCTCCGTTGGCCGGATCTCGACGCGCGCATAGTCCGCGGGGTCCAAGTCGCGGATCTGCTCGGCGACGTCCTCGATCATCTGTTCGCGGATCGTCAACAGGATCGCGCCGAGTTGGATCACCCCTGCTTGGTACTCTTCGTCGATCGCCTTGATGGCGCGCGCCTCCAGTTCCGTCGGTTGGCGCAGGACAGGCACGCCGTTCCAGATCTCGGCCTTGGTGTAGAGCACCGGCAGTCCGGATGCCTCTTCGACGTCGGCCTCTTCCTCGTCCGGCTCTTCGTCTTCGATCTCTTCCGGCTCCTCCGGCTCCTCCTCCTCCGGCTCTTCGATGGCGTCAAACGGCTCGCCCTTTGGGACCACCGTGACATTGCCAGGGATGTACGTGTAATTGCCGCTTGGCAGCGGATCGTAGCCGAACTGCGCCCGTGTCTCGTTGAGCGTTGCCACGCCGGCCATCAAGGCTTCGATGGCCCGTTGCTCCTTCTCGCCCTGATTCTCTTGCAAGGCCCGGATCTCGCTTGTGTCGAAGGCGACGCGCATCCCATCGACGTCCACCTCAAAGTCCGGCAGTAGTTGGGTTGTCAGGTGCGCGGCAATGGCCATCCACGTCGGAATCAGGCTCTCCTCGAAGGCCGCCTTGCGCAGGTTCTCGAGGTTGTTGTACGTCGACGCATCCAATCCCGCCGACAGGCCCGCGACGATTGGCGGCACGCCTAGGGCACCGGCAATGCGAGCCTCCGCCACCATCGTGATGGCCCCGAAGTCCATATCGGCCGGGTTGAAGCCGATCGTCGAGATGCTGGCAGGGAAGTCGAGGATCAAGGGCTCGCCGCGATTGTCGCCGCCGAACTTGCGCTTGAACTGCTGCTTCATCGCCTCCGCCTTCTCAGGCGATAGGCCGATCATCTCTGTCGGATTCATCACCACGCCAGGGACGGCCATATTCTTGCAGAGCGCGGCTACCCAGAGCGAGACTTCGGTGTCGGTGAAGACGTTGAGCAAAGCGCTCTTGATCGGCGCCATCCCGTAGCGTGGGTTTGCCGGGTTGATGCCGTTGCGGAAGTGGATCACGTTCTCTGGCGCGATTCGCTCAATCGTCCCGTTTACCCGGCGCTCGTAGTAGTCGATGAAGGCGGATCCGTCTTCCGGCCAATGCGGCTTGATGCTCCAATGCGGCTCATACCAGAGTTGCGTTGGTGCGCCGAAGCCGCGCGCGTTCCTCGCCTTGAGCCAGTACGCGTTGCCGTCCAGGTGGTAGGACAGCATCGTCCCCGCCCACAGATCCTTGAGCTCATAGAACGGGTTGGGCCGTTCGAGCAGGGCCACAAGCGGATGGCCGTCTTGCAACTCCTTCGCGCCTTCCGCGTCCATCGCGTACACGCCGAGATCCGCTTGCAGGAAGTTGCGCTGGATCCACGCCACGCAATTCATCGCGGCCGAGTTGCTGATCGGATCCGTGTTCTCGTACGGGAAGGTGCGCGGGGCCATTGACAGGAACGCCCCGCCGCGATGCGTGTGTCGCGTCGGGAACTGGAACGCCATCCTTGCTGCTTTGAACCGATCAAGTAGACTCATATCGTCCCCATCGTTGCCGTCGCCTGATGGCCCGTCTCGGCCGTGTAGATCTC